CATATGGGGAATTATTTCCATGATTTTTAGCTAGCCATTCAGAAACATAAGCATAAACACTACCATGTGGATCATAAGATGGAAATACTACATGAACTAAATTTTTAGCATCTAAATGTGATTGATTATCATTAAATCCATATTTTAAAGAATAAAAATAATCACAAGGAAAAGTTTGAATATCTTTAAATGAGTCAAATAATAATGTTGAAAATCTATTTTTAAATTTTTCATAACTTTTTAATTCTGCTGTTTTTAATGATACAATAATAGATTTATTTCCTAAAATAGTTTCATTAAAATGAGCATAATCATATGTAGCTATACTAGTTCCCCTTTCATTTAAATTAGGGTCAAAAAATAAAACTGTTTTCATATTATTTTCTTATAAATAAAATATCTTGTTGATGAACTGTAGGGTGATTATTTTCGTCTAACATTTCTGCTTTTTTAAATCCAAAATTATCCATAAATTTTATTACTTCATCTACTCCAGGTAAATATCTAATATCAATATTAGTATAACCTTCGATATGTTTTGTTCCGCAACCTAAATGTAATTTCATATTGTTTCGTAAAATTTATTTTGTATTTCTTGCCTTTGGATCGTTTTTGTGTGGTTTAGACTCCATTTTTCATCTAAAGGTAATGCAGTATATGTTTTATAGTTGATTAAAACTTCATGAACTTTATTTTTCCAACATATTCCTTTATTTAATCGAAAAACTCTCATTTGTAAGTCAGGCCAGCAATTTCTTCCTTTCTCATCTATACTCCATCCCCATTCTTGTAAATGTTTACCTTCTATCCCTATAGTAAAATTTTCTCTAGGAAGAACAAACATATCTATTTCAGGATTTTCTTCTATTATTATTGGTAAGTGTTTAATTAAAAATGGATGTGGAATTTCATCAGCATCTAATTGTATTAAAACATCTCCACTAGCATTGCGTATTAATTCATTTTTAAACGAAGCAAAGTCGTTATTTAGTGGGAATATATACCATTTACTATTAAGTATGGATTGAGATTCAATATGTCCTTCATGATTAAAATTAGTAAATAAATTACAAACCTCTAACACTTCAGGAGTATATGTTGAGTCTAGTTGAATTATTACTTCGTCCTCTTCTCGGATATTTTCCTTTAAAAAATGAAGTAATTTTTCTAATTCAGCTGCTTCATTATGAGCACAAATACAATATGATAATTTCATAGAGTTAATATAATAAATATATCTTAGTTTTCCACACCTCTAGGCATAACTCCAATAAACTCTAAAGAATCTATAAATCCTTTTTTACCAAATTTCTTCATAGTTTTCATATCCATTTTATATTCATAAAACTCACCTTTTTTACCTGGAATTGGGTATTTTTCTTTTTCTTCATCAGTAACCTTAGTTGCTAATACTCCTACCCATTCCCAATCTTCAGTTGAAGTTCCATTTATAAACACCATTCCTGATGCTGGTAGATTAATACTTTGTGGTAACCAAATCATTTCAGTTTCAGGATCTTTCCAAGCTAATTGTTTATATAATTCAGGTAGAAGTTCAATTTGTTCGTTATAAAAATCTTCTCCTTCTTTCATTAATGAGTTAGTGAAATAACCCGAAGCTAAACTCATATAATTACTAATACCAGGAGCTACTTCAGTTACGTAACATAATGGTTCTTTAGTCATTGGACATGTAATTAAATTATCTTTCATTTTATTTTATTTTTGTGGTTCAATTTTAGTGAGTTTTGGAAGCTCTATTTTACGAAGTTGAGGTAACTTAAGAGCTACAGCACGAGGAATTTTAGAATCAATTTCATCAAAAATGATCTTCATTTTATCCTTCATAGCATCCCAACTAAATTCCTTTCTATTCTTAAATCCAAGTCTTTTACCTTTTACAGCTGCGTCTTTGTAATTTTCAAATACTGCTCTAAATGCATTTCCTATTTCTCCATGATTTGGAGAAAACCACTGAGACTCAGCTAATATCATATTTGGAACAACTGTAGAAGGATGTACATTTTTTAATTCACCATTAACCAAATAACTAAATTCAGGATCAAGAAAATCAATATGTCCACTCCAATTAGATGCTATGATTGGTTTATTAATCATACTAAATTCAAGTAATGGTCTTCCAAATCCCTCACCTTTAGTAAGACTAACCATTGCTTTTATTTTTGGATGGTTATACAGTTCATTCATTTCACTATCAGAAAATTCACCATGTAATAAATAAACAGGTGGAATTTTGTTAGAATTAACGGATTTTCGAAGACTATCTAATTTCTTAAGTATTTCTCTTCTATCCATATAAGATGAGGCACCACCACTAGTTTTTAGGATAAGAGCAGGTTGATTGGTTTTGTTTTTAAATGTCTCGTAAAATGCTTTAACTAATAAAGATACATTTTTGCGATCTTCCCCAAATTCTGCGCTTAAATTTATCCAATGTCCACAAAATAAGAAAGCAAATTGTTCTTTAACTGAGCTTAGGTCAATATTTTTAACATCTTCTGAGGGGATTGGTTTATATACTGATAAATCAGCCCCTTCAAATAGTACTTCCATCTTAGTTGATAATTCAACTTTACCTTCTAGTTGTTGGGTTTGTGGGTTTTGTCTATTGAATTTAGTATTTTTAAATACTGTTTTAGCATGTTCAGATGAAACTAATACTAAATCCATTCTGTTACAACCTTCAATCCAAGAACCATCACATATTGTTGTTTCTATTCCCGCTGTAATACCTACGTTAAATTTTCCTACTTTTTGAAATTCAGATGGAATTGTTATCCATATCATTATATCAGGTTGATATTGTAATTGTGGAGTTGTTAGCGAATATTCTTCTAAGAATTTCCATTCAGGATTATCATCTGAAAATCCTTGAGGTGTGTTTCCCCATCTACAAGGAAATATTTTTATATCCCAAGTGTCTTTATAAAGATCAATTAATGCTTTAACAACATCACGGCTACGACTTCCGTATCCTGAGTAAGTTTGTACTGGTGCGTAAATTACACATTTTAATTTGTTCATATAACTTTTATTTAGTAAGTAAGTTTGTGTTTAAGAATTCTTGGTTCGTAATCTGTATCTTTTAATAACTCATATTTTTCTCTAGGTTTCCAAGTATTAAATAACTCATCAATACTTTCAATGACTCTATTACTCATTTTTTCTGCTGTAAATCCAGCTTCATCACTTATTGCCCATTCCCTTGCTGCATCACTCATTTCTTTCTTTTCATCTTTAGATTTTTTATACAATTCCATAATTGCTTGAGCTGCATCTTCTGATTGACATTTATCATCAAAAATATATGGAGTAGGAACTGAACCTACTAATGAGTTATTTGTTGGGAATACTGGAATTGCCCATTTACCACATTTTTTATATGTTCCTTTATGATTAGAAGGTACATTTTCATTTGGAGTAAACCAATTTCCATCTTCATCTTCAAATCTCATTTGATCTTGCATACCTCCAGTTACGTTTCCAATTATCGGAGTACCTGCTAACATACTTTCAGTTAATGATAATCCCCAACCTTCATTTGAAGTTAACAAAATAGTACCATCAGCCATATTGTATAACCAATTCATTTGATCTATAGATGCTTTGGATTCATCAATAACAACATTGTTTTCTTCACTACATAAATATTCAATTACTGCTGGTAAATCAGTTCCATTCTCATCAATTGCATTAGTATGAAGGATAAGTAAACATTTCTTTTTCTCGGCTTCTGTGAGTTGATCATTAAACATCTTCCAAGCTAAGATAGTATCTGGAATGCTTTTTCTTCTAATATTTCTAGAGTTGAATAATAAAATAAAATCATATTCTTTACCCTTGGTAATATTATTTTTATATTCTATATATTCTTTAGAATTTAATTCTTCTTCACTTAATGGACGGAAAGACTTATGATTTAAACCATGTGGTACGTATGATATAATTTTATTTTTAACTTTACTACCTAAAACGTTCTTATTAATAAAGACAGTTTGTTTAGATATACCTAATAAAGCATCACAACTTTCATAAAATTCTTTATTATACATTGGAGCAGGAACACTATCCCATATATTAAGATAAACTATAGGAATTTGTTTTCTAAGCTCATTCTCCATTTGGAATAACCAAACAAAATACCTTGGATCAGTTATAAGCATTATAGCATCAGGTTTATCTAATTTTATAATTGCTCTTAATAATTCAGGATTCCCATAACCATCAGTTGGATACATTATTACACTAGAATCATTTATCCCAGCTAAATTATTTGTATCTGCAGATAAGTCTAATCTTTTACCTTTTTCAGGATGAGTAATTGCTCCACCTAATGTTACCCAATCATAGTGATGACATGTATTTATTACTATTTCACGAGCAACATTCCCCACGCCTGAGTAAGCTCTTATATCGTCCGATATTAGTAATATTTTTTTTCTTTGATTTGAAGGTAAATAACCTAATTTTTCTTCCATATGTGTTGATTTATCTTTAATATAATTAATTTTCTTTATATTTCCAAATATAATTACCTGCTCGTTTAACTTTCCCTAATAAATTAGCACTAATGTTAGTGATTTTAGTTTCACTTTTAGCCTGTTTAATAGAATCCCATTCTCTAACAAAACTCCCACTTAAATCATATTGAATAATACACTTAGATAATGATTTAATTTTTTGTTGAATAGCTTTATCACTGTGTTTTCCTCCTTTTGGAGCACCCATATTCTTCCTTTTTTCTTCTGAATGTTTTCTTCCGCTATTTGCTTTACTTATTTTTTCTTTGGATTCTACTGTGTGTATTATTCCTTTTCTATAGGTATTACCTAAATTTGTCATTCTGGCAGATGGAAACGGTTTTCCTAATTTAGATTTCCTTATATTTTCTATTCTATTTGGTGAATTAGATATTTTTTGTTTGGTTTCTTCACTACATAACCCTTTTGATCCTCCTAATTTACAATTTAGACCACCCCACCCTAATGTATTATATAGTAGTCCCCAATATATTTCTCTTTCATTTAATTGTTCTACTAAGCATTCTTCTATAATTTCAAACTTGTGATTTTCCCATCCATGTTTTTTAAGAGAATTATATATTTTAGGCTGTTGTTTACATGATAATATTCTATATGTATCATATCTTTTCCAAACATTAGTTGATTGCCCAACATAAACTTCACCCATTATGTTTGTTATTTTGTAAATTCCTATGATAACGTTGTCTTGCTTTTTCATCTTCTTGCTCTTTATTTTTCCAATAATAATCACGAGCACGTTGTCTTTTAACATTATTTTTTTCTTCTAATGTTTGATATTTTTTTAAACGGCCCATTTTATTATAAATATATAAAGATCCAAAAAAGATACAATTACTATTTGGATGTTGTGGAATTATTAATCATCTTTCGGAATTCTTCATCGTTTATGTACAAATTCATACACACATCTACTAATTTATTTAGACTGCTTTTATATTTTATACTTAAAATTTTAAATTCCTCAAATTGATCAGGATTTACTTTTACACTTGTGAGTTTTTGTTCTGAAGATCTCATTTTTATTGTTTATATATACATATATGAGTATTCTAAGAGACTCCAGAGTTGCAAAACTTAGTGTTAAGAAATGAACAAAATTTACATCCCCATTCACTTGGGTTAGGGAGATTATTAGATGTTTTATAACCATTATTATCAAAACATTCATTTATAAATGAATCTAATGCGTTAACTGCTTTAGTTATTTTCCCTTTCCCAGAAGCTGGGATGAATTCTTGGATCCTCTTTTGAGGAAATTCAGATTGTTCAGGTAATTTTCGTTTTAATATCATAAACTCTACTTCGATTTTATTTATATCTATATTAAATTGAGTAGAAAAGAAATGTTTATATAATAATAATTGATTTATTTTATTTTCATCTTTCTTCTGGTAATCACCCCATGATCCTTTTGATGTTTTAAAATCATATATTTTAAAGGTTTCAGTAGGTTCATGATACATTACTAAATCTATAAGACCCTTGAATATAACGTTGTTATATTGTTTGTTTGGAGTTGTTAATATTGGTACTTCAACTCCAATTAGATGCCATCCTCTTTTGCTAAAATATAAACTTTTTTTCTTTTTTAGAAAATTTAATATTTCTACTCCATCATCATAATATTCTCTCATTTCATCAGAATTACTAAAATGTGTGTTATTATTCTTTTCATAAACTGTTTTATATTCAGATCTAAAATTTTCGGAAAATTCTTCTTCTAAATCTAATCTATCGGCAGCGGCCGCACTTTGAGTATACATTATAGTAATATATTTTTGAATAGTATTATGCATACTTGTTCCAAATATTGAATTTATGCTAGCATCAAATAAATAATTTCCATCTTTATATTTTAATTCCCATTGTTTTGGGCAATTAGTAAAAGTAGATAATTGACTATATGAAATAGACTTTTGATAAGCATAATTTAATTCAGGTAATTTATACTTTTGTATAGACTTAACTATTGAAGGGATTTTTTTACCTGCCATCTTTTTCTTTAAACATTTGTTGGGCTTTTTTCAAATATAAAATTGCATCCATGTGTTCTTCTAAAGCATGGTTAATATAGTCTTCAAATGATAAATCACTTCTATCAAGTGTTTGACCATACTTTTCTTTCCCCATCTTAGCTCTATCAATAAACTTTTCAATAATAGACTGAACTATAGAATCTGGGGTAAATTCATCATATTTTACTGGCATTCTTCTTTGATTTTTTAGGTTGAGATTCATTTATCCCCATACTATCTAGAATATCTTTTACCTCATCTTTAGATAAGAGTTCTAAATATTCTGAAGCCTCTCTATTAGAACATTCATAGTACTTAGATATATTATCTAATAATTCAGGGTCTTGTGGCTTTTTAGTAGTTTTAATATATGGGAAATAAGTCTTTTGGGATTTTGGAATCATAGAACAATATACTATATATGATTTTTCTTTATCTTGGATATTCAGTTTCTGAACATAGTTAACTATATCCAAATAACCTTGATTCATTGAAAGAAACTTATTAATCATAAATACATTATATGTCTTTTTATCTTCCTCAGAGAAATCATTCCAATTTTTCTTAAAACTAATTATTTGTTTTATCCAATCAAATAATGATAATGAACTATTTTGTTGGATCTTCTTTTTCATATAAGTCTCTAAATTCTTGTTGTAATTCTTTAGGTAATAATTCTATTAGTACTTTTTTAGTTACTAAATCATAGAAGCAAGGTACTGGAATAATAACATCCTCTGGGGAACCTGCTACGAATTTAGATAATTTTTTTAACACTACTCCTTCTGTAAATACACAATTTCCTTCAGGTGAAAATACAGTTGTTGCTAATTTAATATCAATTTTTGGTTGGTTTACTTGTGATGGTCCGTTCATTTTATATAATTTGTTTTTGTTTAATTGTTTCTAATATACGAGATATACATCCCATAATGTTAATTTCTTTATCTAAGACAAATGATGAATGATACATATATTCTTCAAGAATTATTGTTATCATTCCTTCTCTATTAAGAGCGTAGTTCTCAATCTGCTCATATAAGAACCGATAAACGTCTTCATATGAAGATAAATCAGCGTCTGCCAATAGTTGTCTAATGTTTGTAAAACTGCTGATTGTGGGCTTTTTTAATTCATTTAATATACTATTTAAATAAGCATCGTTTGAATTTAATTCTCTTACATTAAGTACAAGCTTTCCATTAGTGCTATATTTTTGAAACGCATTGATTGTTTTTCTAAGATCTGGATAGTATTTTTTAATAATAATAACTAAATCCTCTTTTTCATACTGAATATTTTCTTGTGTAAGAATACTGTCTATAAAGAGTGCGATATCTTTCTTAGATGGAGCTACTAAATCAAATTCAGTACATCTACTTCTTAATGGATCAATTAATCTTTCAGCATAATTACCTGTTAAAATAAATCTAACATTGAAGCTATAAGTCTCCATCATATTAAGTAATAATACTTGTGATGCTTGGAGTAAATGAGTAGCTTCATCAAGTATCACTATTTTTAAAGGCTTGAATGTTGCAGATGAAGCAAATGAACCTACTTTATCTTTAATATCATCCATGCTTCTATGTTCAGTAGCATTTAAATATATGTAATCACAATCAATATTATTTACTAAAATTTTAGCTAATGTAGTTTTTCCAGAACCCGGTTTACCAGCAAAAAGTAACATTGGGATATTTTGAGTATCAATAAATTCCTTAAATTTTAGTTTATGTTCTGAAGAACATATGAAAGTATCTAAAGTATCAGGTCTAAATTTCTCATTCCAGATTGTATGGTTTCTTTTCATAACTTTTTATTTAATATAAGATAAAAAAGGGAGTTAGTAAAACCAACTCCCCATATTTATTTTTAATAAAACTGTTGTGGATCAACAGCGGTATTCTTTTCTTCAGGAATATCTATAATAGCTCCTTCAGTTAATAATACAATACCAGCTACTGAAGCTGCGTTTTCTAAAGCACATCTTACTACTTTAGCAGGATCAATAATACCTTTATCTTTCATATTTACATACTTATCATTTTTTAAATCATAACCTCCCCAAACTAATTTATCAGGTAAACTAGTCATAATTTTATAAATGTTTTCGTCACTATACCCTGCGTTTGATAATATTTTTCTAAATGGAGCAGAACATGCTTCATATACTATTTGAGATCCTATACTTTTACCAGTAATACTTTTACGTGCTTTAATTAAAGCAATACCACCACCCGGAACGATGCCTTCATCAATAGCTGCTTTAGTAGCATGTAAAGCATCATCTACTCTGTCTTTTTTCTCTTTCATCTCGGTTTCTGTATTGCCACCAACATGAATAATTGCTACTCCACCTGTAAATTTAGCTAAACGTTCTTGTAATTTTTCAGTTTCAAAAGCGGTTGTTGATTTTTCAATTTGGAGTTTTAATTCTTCAATACGTGAAGAAATACTTGTCTCATTACCTTTACCATCAACAATTGTAGTTTGTTCTTTTTTAACAGTAACAATTCTAGCTTCACCAAACCAATCCCAATTAAATTTCTCTAATTTCATTCCTTTTTCTTTGCTAAACACTTGTCCTCCTGTTAGAACCGCAATGTCTTCTAGAATTAATTTACGTCTATCTCCAAAGTCAGGGGCTTTAACAGCACATACTTTAATTGTACCTCTCATTTTATTAACAATAAGAGTAGCTAATGCTTCATTATCAATATCTTCAGCGATAATTAAAAGAGAACGACCAGTACTTGAAACTCCTTCCAAAATTGGTAAAAGTTCTTTTACTGTATTAAATCTACTATCTGCTATTAGGATATATGGATTATCTAATAAACAAGACATAGTGTTATTATCAGTAACAAAATAATGAGATTTATAACCTCTATCAAATTGCATACCTTCTACTGTTTCTAGATATGTTTCTCCGGTTTTACTTTCTTCAATATGTACTACTCCTTCAATCCCTACCTTACTCATAGCGGTTGCTATTAATTTTCCAGTTTCAATATCATTATTAGCTGAAATAGTAGCAATTTGCTCAAGTTGATCTTCTGATGAAATTGTTGATTTAATATCATTATGGATATGTTCTACTACCTGTTTAACAGCAATATCAATATCTCTTTTAATTTGAACGGCATTTTCACCATTATTAAGGTATTTAAAACCCTCATTAATCATTTTACTAGCTAATAAAGTAGATGTTGTTGTACCATCACCAGCTGCATCTGCTGTTTTGATTGATGCTTGTTTAATTAATTTAATACCTAAGGTTTCCATGGGGTCCTCAGTTCCTTGCATTTTTTTTGCTAAACTCACCCCATCCTTAGTAGATAATACTTGACCATTCTCTTCATAGAGAACATTTCGACCATTTGGGCCTAATGTTGAAGTAACAATATCTGATAGGGTATTTACCCCTTTTACTAATTTGTCTCTAGATTCCTTACCTAATTTTACTTGTTGTTTCATAATTTGTTTTATTTATAAATTTTATTTTAATTTTTTCCATTCAAACCCCTTATATATACCTCCATATAAAACACAAGTGTTTATATTTGATTGAGATAAATTTAATGTTCTTGAGGCGTAAGCTACACTTCTCCATTCTTTAATAATTTCTCCGTTTAATATTTGAACTATTGGTCTTTTAGATTTTGATATACTTAGATTTTCTTTATGTTGATCAGTTTTAGGTTTTTGTAATTTTTCAGAAAAACCAAATGGTTTGGGAATGCTATTTTTTTTACCTATTTTTTTCTTAGATTCTTCAGTATGTTTAGTTTTTCCTTTCATTTTTTCTCTTTTCTTTTGGGATGCCTCTTCTGTTTGTTTTTTTCCTAGATGCGAAATTCTCAATTTTTCTCTTTGTTCTTTAGTTACTATTGTCCACCCTCTAGTTCTGTTAGTTCTATTATAGAATTTGGGATTATTAGCAGCATCATATTTCTTTAACCAAAATTCCTCTCGTTCATTTAACTTAGAAATATCCTCAACATATTCTAATATAATTTCTTTTAGATCACTTTCAGGTTCAATTACATATTCTTTATAAGCTATTATCCAATCTATCCCTGAACCCCTATAGTAATTACCCTTATTCCCATTGTGTTTCCCAATATAT